CAGGGGAGTGATGATTCTAGCATGATGCTGACATTACCTGGTCCAATATCTAAGGATAAATTAGCTGCAGCTAGGAGATTTTTACAATTTAAAGAATGTGTTACCAATCACTTGTCAATATACAATAGTGTGGATAAATCTTCAATTGGCACCCTTGACTTAGTAGAATACAATTCTGAGTGGTTTGTTAGGCATAAGATAGTGAAACCTACATTTAGATGGGTAAGTGCAGCATTTTCGATAAATGTAACTGAAAGATTCATAGATAGATTAAGGAATTTCAATAGTGTTTTAACTGAATGTTTGACTGGCGGGGCATCAACACTGGAATGTGCAGTGATTCAGCTGTTTCAAGGAGAGTTCCACTACATGCTTCTTGGAGTGTTCTTGCAGCCTACCAGAGATGAGGTTTCCAGGCTTTTACTAGAATCTCCAGAACCTCTCCTGGGTTTTTTTCCATTTGATTTTGATTTAGCTGCAGGTGTAACTGGACTAGAGTTTGCATTGTATTCGCTCTATCAATCAACTAATTACGGGTCAAATGTAAAGACTCGATTTGATACTGATGTTGAACTTTCATTTACTCCAGATGATGCACCTTCTAGAATGAAGACAAAAGATCTTCAATCTGTGAGACTCAGATTTGGTCATATGTCTTTATATGAGAAATTACTAAAGAATATTTCTTTGGGCACATATGAAGATGCAGTAGAGTCAGTTGATAAGGATCCTCTACTAATCTGGGGTCGACACACTTCTTGGGAAGAGGAGAAGGCTAGTTTGATTTTGAAGGTGTTCTCTCCGGGAGTCAAAGAGAGTTTGTCTAATGTATCTCCTGCACTCAGAATGATAGCAGCATCATCTTATCTTCATACTTTCCCATGTTTATCTAGTTTTAATGAAAGTATCTTAATTAAGAAAAGTTTACTGCAAATGTTAGATGAGAACAACTGCAAAATTAGAACAAAAGCCAAAGAAGAAGATATCTTTCCCCTATCTAATGAATTTTCAGTATTATACTCCTCAATTCTAAAAATGACATCCTCAATGGCCACAATTGACATGAAATTGAGAAAGATCAGTAAAACCACTTTAATTGTGTTTGAGCCTCCCAGTGATCAGCTGCCAATTGTTGATCTTTGTAAGAGAAAATGGTTAAATATAGGGAAATTGCCTCTTAGTAGAAGGCAAGCTGATGCACATTGGGTTAGTGCTAGAGAAAGATTTCCCTTTATATCTGATAAAGAAGGTCTTGAAGGGATGAGAGAAACAGCAAATAATTTGGGATGCTCTTTAGTTGAGCTTAAACCATTTTTAGAAAGCTTGAATTTGAGATCTCGGGAAATCAAACTGCAAGATACAGAAGCAAGAGGGAAAGATGCTCTTCACATAATGAGTCGTATTTACTGGCCTAATACTCAGGTGAGGCATATAAGAGAGGGAGATGAGGTTGAAGCTAGAAAGTTGAGATCTAAATTGCTAAGTGTTTCTACCTATTGGCAATGTTCAACCTCCCTGTCAGAATTCTGTAAAGAATTGCTGGTGAATGATGAACTGTTATCAAGACTACCTTCTAAAATGCCAAATTCACTGAGGAAGCTCAAGATAATGAGGGATTTCCTCCATGGTGAATCAAGAATGAATTTACTCAAAAGAATAGAACATTTAAAAATAGGTGTATTGGGTGCATTCACTCGAAGGCAGACTGGTTATGGGAATACTAGAGAAGGATATGGGATTTGGAGAGGGAGAGTTTGTGGAATTGACTGTGAAATAATCATGACAGGAAACATTTGCAGCAAGATAACATTAAAAGCATTAGGGGATTCAAGGAGTCTGGGTCTTAATCTTATAGGACTGTTAAAAGAGTTTAGCTCAAGCCCTAGTAAGACAGACAACAAATCTGATTATTATTTAAGCCCTTCTGGCAGAATAACAGTTCATGATAATAGTGAACAGTCATTCAATATCTATATAGATAGAGATATGGAAGAAAGCATTTTAACAGAGATTGAATCACTTGAATGGGACGTTCATCTAGCTAATAACCAGAACTTGAGACTAGTTGTGCGTGACAATCGAGGCATGAAGACTGAGGTATTGACTATTTTATCTGATAACTTAAATTCCAGAGATTGGACTCCAGATGCTGAAGTCAATCTTGACGACACAATGTTAAGGAAGTGGTCATTAGGAACAATGTGCACTTCAGAATTAATAGAATCCAATCTATTGAACAATTTCCCAAGGACAAGATATGACTTTTCCAGAGGTCAGTGGAAGGATCAGAGAAATACCCACCCATGGGACCTGTCAAAATTTCGTACTCAGATGATTAGTTATATAAATCCTAAACTGAGCTTAGTAGATCAGAAGAAAGATGAGACTTTAGCTGATGAAGATTTCAAAGAGTTTAAAGCATTGACATCAGGTTTGTGGAAACAAGATAACTTCTCATCAATTGTAGAAGAAGCTTTGACTGATTGGGCTGATATCATGAATGAAGAGGATTCAAATGAAGCTGCTCTTCCTGGAGTAAATCAACACGAATTGAAGGGGATTGAAGATCTGATTTCCATGTTCTCTAATGTACAAGATGTTGATGAAGAGTTTCTATTCACCAGTGAAAAGAAAGGCATCATGCCTACAGCTCACCAGTTTTTTTCTTCTTTAGAAACTCTGTGTCAAATTCAAACAAATAAATCCTTAAGAGACTTGTTGTCTGAGTCATCTGGGAAAATAGGAGCAAGGTACAAAGGCACTTTGGGGAAAATTATGTCAATTCTAACAGGGATTTGGATGTTCGATTCAGAACTTGAAGGTGAGCATGAAAGTAGTAAATGGGAAGCTGAATCAGTTGCAGCTACAGAATCTGTACTTGATGATGAAGATGCAATGAGAATGCCTGAGGAGAAGCTGGAGTCAAACATCAGAGAGCTAGAGACTAAGATTAGGGAAACTGATGGGATAACAAAGTTATCATTGGTAGAATCTCTAGACAGATTCTTAAGAATAAGATCATTAAGGCAGCTAGACATGACTACCACAGAAGTTGTGGAGACAAAACGAGATTTTGCTGTTAATTTCATAGATTCAAATCCTTCCATTCTATCTGAATTTGCTCATATAGATAAGTCTTTTTGGGAAAGGGTTTTAAATTTAAAATTGGAAGTTAAATTCACAGATTTACTGATTAAGAGGAAGATTTCAAACTTAGAGATGCAAAGAGTAACTATATCTATTAAGAACCCAATGTTAACTGAACAGTACCAACAGTCTTGTATAGAACTATTAAATTAATTTTATTATC